TTCTGATTTTGAAAAACCCATCACAGAACAACGGGCAAGCCAAATTTTGATGATGGATATGACCTACGCCCAGCAGGCCGTGGATCGGTTGGTTAAGGCCCCCCTGACCCAAAACCAATTTGATGCCCTCGTGTCTTTTGTGTTTAATATCGGGGAGGGGGCTTTTGCCGCCTCTACCCTGCTGCGCCTCCTCAATAAAGGCAAGTATGACGAGGCGGCTTGGGAATTTAACCGCTGGATTCATGCGGGCGGAAAACGCCTTGAGGGACTGATCCGACGCCGTCGGGCCGAGCGGGAACTGTTTTTGCGGGATTAAGGCCCCACCACTTGGCAGGGCCTTCCCCTTTATTGTTGGGCCAGCGTGAACACCACCAGTCCGATGACAGCAAACACTTGTAAGATATCCATGACTACCGCCTCCCCACTTCTGGCATGGGGCGGGCCAGTTCGTCCATGACGTAACGGGCCTGTTGTTCCCGCATCCTTTGGCTTAGGGCCTCGCGGTCCTCGACCTCGACAGAGGCTTTGGTGGCCTGATACGTGGTTACGGGGGTGTCTTTGTCATCGAATTGGGGAACGGTGATGATCCCCGTGACGATAACCCCGATCAGCATCATGACCATGCCGCCTGTGGCTTGCAGTTTGTTTTGGATCGTGCCGTTGGGCAGTACCTGACCCACCGCCCATAGGGCGCAGGCCAGAATAAAGATACACTGGAATGGTTCTAACATGATCCACCCCCCTACTGTGCAGCGTTCTGGTTGGCGATGACCAGACTCATGGACTTTTTCAGGGAGGCGTTTTCCTCTTTCAGACGCTGAATCGTGCTGTCTTTGTACGATTTGTGTTTCATCAGGGTGTCAGCGGTGTGGCTGAAAATCCAGTCCACCGCCGCGATGGTGTCGGAATCCACGGCGTAAACGCGGATTTTCTCGTCCACACGGTTCATGGTTTCGTTCAGGGACTGCATGCCCCCGTTCAAAATGGACAGGTGGCCGTCTAAATCATCCAGAATTTTCCCCAGCTTTGACAATTCCCCCAAAACACGCCCCACCTGCTTCGTCGTGGCGGGGTTGCCCTCGGTGCCGTCTTCCAGCAGGCTTTTGGCGTAGACCGTTCCCTGAATGGCCAAGGGGGAGGGTTGGGCCGCTTCCTTGCCGTATTTGTCCAGAACATCCAAAACCCATTTGCGGAATTCTTTGGCACGCTTGGTGTGGGACAACATAGCGATCAGGTGACAGCCACGGGGGGAGAAAACACGGACATCACGCTTTTGACCCTGGGCCGTCAATTTGACGGTGCAGGTCATGTCCTGAGTAAACTCATCTTGATTGCGATCAAAGATGCGTCGGACACCATCTTCATGCTGGTAGCCAAGAGCAGCGGCAAGGTCACGACCTTGCAGCCAAGGGGCGCCGTCCATGTCGTAGATTTCCAGACAAGTGTCTTGGAATTGAAGGTTGTCTTTAAGGGTTAAAGATTGAATCATGGTCGTAGTTTCCTTTTGAAAGGAGGCATGTAGACGTGCCCCGATGCGTCGGGAGCTCAAAACAGCACTACAACTGTCGGAATATTCCCCTTGCGGGTATTGTATTATCCGACTCCCGACATAACCAAAATGTGGGCTCTAACTTTTCGTAGCAGTAACGTGTAGTGTGGTGTTTTGATCACCTTACCTAGCGTTATATAGGGGAAAGGTTAAAGTCAAGTAAAGAAAATTTTATTGCGCCTTACATTTCTATATGCTTTTCTCCTTTAAATTGAAACGAAAGGTATGCCATGAAGTTTAAAAATCCCCAGAATGATTATGTGGAAACCTCGAGCGTTCCTTTTTTATGGGCTTTGCTTTTCGGTCCCTTGTACTTTGCTTTTAAAGAGATTTTGGGGCATTTCATTATTTTCTGTTCACTCGCTTCATTGATGGCGTTTAAGGTTCACACTTTTTCACCCATCTTTGTTTGGATCGTTTACGCTTTCTTTGCTTCATCCATTGTCGAGTCCTCTTACCTGCGCAGAGGTTGGGTAGAGGCCAAGCCGGGGCAAAACACAGACCCTGTTCTTGGGAACATTAATAAGATTAATGCGCAAGACATATTTTACATTGCCGCTATTGGTCTTGTGTTGTGGATTTTGGCCACGGTTTTTGGTAAATAATCTTTCTAATTGGGTCGAATTCGACCCCTTTAAACACCCCCGTTGGGGGGATTAAGCCTTATCCAACCTTTCCTTCAAACTTTGATTAACCCAGCCCGTTTCAGTCCTTTTCCACACGTCTTTACGTATTGTGGGGGCATCGGCGCATCCTTCCGCGGCCAGCATGGCAAAGCCCGCAATATCGTGCCACGAATCGGCATAGTTTGGATCCCCATTGATGATCCGTGCGATTTTGTGGACGATCATGTGCAGGGCCTCTTTGTGGTGAGGGGCCAGCAGATGCCAGTTATCGTGACCGGCCATGGTGTTTTTCAGGCTTTGGGACAGCGTGGCATTCATGCTAAAGGTGCCATAGCGTTCGCCGCGTTCTTTTAAAATTTCGGGGAGGCTTTGGGTCATATAGGTCTCTCGATTTTATACAGCAAAGACAGCAAGGTTTTGGGCACGCGACTATGAAAGGCAGCATCGTCGTGGACATGACCTTGGGGCGTTGTGCCGCCCCAGATGGCCCTGCCTGTGTCACTGATGCCCACGATCAGGTGGTACCCGTTTTTGCGCCAGACCATGGTCAAATCCCCCGTGGGCTCGGGCACAAGATCAGGGCGCGAAATATCCTTGGGCAACATGGCCAAAAAGCGTTTGGCATACCGAATGGACCTCTCACGAATGGCATGGGCCCCGTAACCGTCCCAGTCTGAAACAAGGCAGGATGGGTCAATCATAAAACCCCCATAATCCGAAAACCACACATACCAATGGCGGTAAGAAACCACACGACAAACAAAACCCGTCGCAACTGTCGCAATTTCTTAACTTCGTTTTGCATGGTGTCTCCTATTGTTTTTTCCGGCTATCTACCACAGCCCACAAAACCCGATCCGCAAACGCCTGCAGGTTCCCACGGTCAAGGACATATCCCCCCAAGGCAGGGTCTGGCTCCCCAAGCATCTCTGTGATGATTTCGTCGATGATTTCGTAACGTGTTGTCATGGTGCTGTCCTATTGCTTTTTCCGATGATCCAACGCCGCCGCCGCCTTGTGCAGGTGGTTGGGTGCCATGTGGCCGTAGGTGCGCTCCACCATGGCACTGGATGTATGGCCAAGGTACCGTGCCACATCAAAGACAGGCACCCCCGCCTGAACCATCCAGCTGGCCGCGGTGTGGCGCAGGGTGTGGGGCGTAACATGCTCTAGGCCCGCCCGCTTGCAGGCGGCCTTAAAGCTGCCCTTGATATCCCCAATGGCGGCTTGGTTATCGTGGATCACGGGCCCGAAAGGTGTGCCCCGTTTCCTTGCCAACAGCAGGAAGGTCCGCAAGCGGCGCGTGATGGGAATGGTGGCGTGCTTTTTGTTTTCGGCCCCTGAGTCGGATTTCAGATAAATCAGGTTGTTTTTAAAATCCACCTGCCCCCATTTCAGGGTCAGTAAGGCCGTTTTCCGTCCGCCGGTATATAGGCCCAAAAGAACAAACAGGCTCAGGTATTCCCGCGACAGGCCCTTGCGGCTGGCCCACAGCAGTCTGGCGGCCTCGCTGCGGGTCAAAAAGCGATCTTTGGGCTTATTCAGGGCAGGCACCCACACGGGTATTTTTTGCAGCAATCGCCCCATGCGCCAATCATAATTCAGGGCGGCGCGTAAATAGGCCAATTCACAGCGGGGGGCGGCCGTGGTTTTTGTGGCGCGGGTTTTGACGTACAGGCGACAGGCCCGCTCATTCACAATGCCCGCGGGTTTATCGCCCCACCAATCGATCAAGGGCTTTAAGGCCCCTTTCAACGTCCTTAAGCCCTTAATCGTCATATCAGGCCCCTTTTCGTCAAGATAACAGGCCAAAACGTCCCCTATATAGCGTGCATCGGGATGACTTGGGCGGTTGTCGGCGGGTTTCTGTGCAAGGAAGCCTTGATAATACTCTCGTGCTTCCTCAGCGTCGCTTGTGCCCGTGCTTTGGCGGCGGCGGCGGCCCCGCTCGAACCAGACGATTTCAAAAACGTTTCGGTCTTGCCGCCACTCAAGGCGCGGTCCTGTGTTTTTTCTGGGCATGTCTTTGTCTCCTCTATATAATCGTAAATATCCTTTTGGTGAAACCGCCACCGGCTGCCAATCTGAAAGGCCCTTAACCGCCGTTTTCTGGCCAAGGTTTTGATATGGGCAGGCGTGGTTTTCAGGAACGCCGCCACCTCTTCGGGGGTGCAGATTTCGGGGAGGGCTTGGCTGGTCATATCGCCATCCCCGGTAACAGTGGCTGTCCTACATGGTGGGCGTAAAGCTGCAAACAGCCCGACACCTCCAGCATCTCCTGCCTTTTTTTAGCATCGGCCTGCGCCTCCATGATTTTCACGAGCAGGCGCAGGGCTTTGAGGTTGTAACCGTCCCCCTTGGCGTCGTTGTAAAGGGTGGCAATGTCTTCCCGAATCGCCCGCATTTCGTTTTTCAAAAACAGAACGCGGTTTGCCAAGGCCTTTAAAGGAAAATCCTCCGGCGTTTCTGCCAAAGACCGCAAGCTGGCGGTCACGGCTTTGACCTCGTCCCCCGTAAAGGTCAAGGATCCGCTGTCGTGGGATATTTTTAACGTTTCGGGTTCTAAGGTCATGCCGCCACCTCTTCGGTTTGCAGTCTTTCATGCAGCGCATCCACGCCGCCAAAGGAGATGTCCACGGGGCTTTCCGTATATTCCCCATCAATGATCTGGCCACGCACGGTGGTTTCGTCCACCATGACGGCGTTTTGGATTTCCAAGCTCACGGGCAGGTATTTAAACAGGCGTCGCAGGGCCGTTTTTTTGGCCATCTCCTCAAAATGCGTCACCCATGGGCCACTGTTGCCCGCCTTGCTTTGTTGGCGCACCTTTTGGACCTCGGCCACGCTGAGTACATCAAATTGGGTACCACCGCCCACCAACTGGGCCACGGCGTAAACGTGGGTTAGGGCCCCGCGATCCCCAGCGGCAAAATTGGGTTCGTGGATCAATTCGGGGTTTAAACCATAGGCGACACGGAATTTGTCGTTGCTATACACCGCGCGGGCCTCCATGGATTTGATCTGCCCAGAGCGACGGGCCAAATCCAACAGGCCCTTGTAACCTATAATCAGCTGGACCTCTTTTTTGCCCGTTTTGTTATTATCAAAAGGCAGCAAATACGCATGGCCCAAAACACCCCCGGGCTCCAGCCCCATCTGGGAACACTGCATGATGGCCCCCAAAAAACTGGCTTGATCACAAAGGCCAAGTTTTGGGTTTTTGCGAACCTCTGTTAAGGCCACGCGGGTCATGCGATCCGCCGTGATATGTTTGGGAAGGCAGCGGGCGATTTCCGTTTTCATGGATTCCAAAACGCCCTGTAGGGTTTTTGGTTTTGTGGCAATGGCGGTGGATTCAGTCATGGTCTGTCTCTCTTTCTTTTTTAAGGGTTTACTTCACAAGGAACCGCCGCGTTTCGCGGGGCACTTTGTATTTTTCAAACATGCCCGGGTAGTCGGCGGCAAATTGCTTTTGGTCGAACACCTTGGATGTGCTGTTTTTCCACGTGACAATGGGCTTGCTTTCCCACGTTAGCGTGGCGGCATTGCCCATTTCGGCTTTGATCTGAATCTCCAGATCCTCGGATTCCTTGGTGATGCGTTTCAATTCATCCCGCCGGACCTTCAGCTGGGCGCACAATTCGGAAAGATCAGGCGTGGCCTCAATGGATAACCCCTCATCCCCCCGTTTAAACAGACGATCCACATCGGTCAACTTGGTGGGTGCCGGCGGCTGTTTCATGACAATGTGGTTTTCCCAAAACAGGCGGCCCCGCTCCAGCAGCATGGTTTCGAGGGGGGCCTGACGCTCGATCACGTATTCCCGCACCGTGGCCGAGCGCATAAACATGGCCACGATGTGGGCGCGGGGCAGGTCAAAGATAGCCAAATACCACAAAACCTGCGCCAAATACGAATCAGGGACGCGGTCCGTGCCCTCTTCCCCAAATTGGTATTCTGTCGGGGAATTGGGCCAGACGGTTTTAAACTCCACCACCGCCTGTTTGGGCACCAAGGCATCCACGTTGCCCAAAGCCCAATCATGCACCGCATGGCTGCGCTGTTCGGGGTGATCAAGGGCCACTTGGTGACGTATGGCGTAATCTTGGGCCAGCAAAGGCTCCATCAGGCTTCCCCAGTGGGCTTGCGGTGACGCGCTATAGGGTTCTGCAGGTTCAACCTTGGACAAATACACATCCACAGGGGTTTTGTAGGGTGATAGACCGCAAATGGCCCCAATGTCACTGCCCCCAATACCGTGCCGCCGTGTTTCGAGTTGTTGTGCTGTTAGCATAGTGTCTCCTTGTTTTTATTATTCGTTACTGGCCAAAACCACGGCGTCCATGTCCAGCGGGTCCACGCCCGTGGTCACTTCGCCGTCGTTACACAAAACGGGATTGTTGCCCGCCCGCTCGCAATCGCTGGCTGCCATGGCGGCGGTGGATAAGGTCAAAAATAAAAAGACCAAACGCATCACTTGCCCTCCTTTTCCAAAAGAGACACGCGGGCCTCAAGCCGCAAATACGCCTTACCATTTTCAGCGCAACGTTCGTGCAGGTGGCAGATGGTTTCAATCTGCCGTTGCTCTTGCCTGAGGGCGAAAAACTGCCAAACCACAAGGCCAAAGCAGACGATGTATAGGATGATGATGTGGATAGTCATGACTAAATCCGGTAGCTTAAGTTTTCTTTTGTTAAGATGTTTTTGTTGCGCCAGTGGTTTGGCTGGCTTTTTATGCGTAGGCACAGCTTGCAGTTGACGGCGTTTTTTTCGTCTTCAACGTTTAAATCAGCCTCAGAATCTGAGTACACTCCGCACAATGTGGTGGTTACAACGCAACCAGGTTGCTTCATTGACCGAAAAACAGAGTAGTGGGTTTTAAGTTTAGTCATGGTTTTTATTCCCTGTTGGTTTTTTAAATATAACTATAAATGATATTTGTGCAATAAGTTTTTTTGCAAAATGAAAAAATATACCGCTCTATGATAATTGGACGTTTTGAGGTTATATCGAAAGATCAAGGAAAAAAGCCAACGGGGCCTTAGCAGCGGACGATAAACGCCACGACCTTGCCAAGGATTTGAGCCCCATACTTTGCGGGGATGGGGTCATAATCGTCCCGCGTCGATTTGGGCTGAAACAGTTTCAGGCTGTTGTCCCACATTTTAAACAGGACTTCCCCATCCTGAATGGCCACAATGGCTTGTTTATGCAGGGCTTGGGGGTCGGTTTGTTTGGGATCAATAATAATGGTGGACCCATCTGGGGCCACTTTGTCCATGGAGTGACCTTGAACTTTTAGGGCAAAAAAGTCCCCGCGTTCGGTGTCAAAAGCGACCGTTTCATAATCTGTGAGATCATCAAATGTGATCATGGGTTCCCCCGCATTCACCACCCCGCGAATGGGGATATGACGATACGGAAAGGGGTGGGCCTTAAAGATAAGCTCGGAGATATCCAAGCCCAAAGCACCCGCGATTTTCTCCACCGTTGTCACTTTTAAAGACTCGGCTCCTGATTCAATTTTATGGATATAGGCTTGAGATACCCCCAGCTTTTCCGCTAGATCAACCTGCGTAATGTTGGCGGCAAGCCGCTTAAGTTTAATATTTCGACCAATAATTTCTGTTTTCATATCGGCACTATAAACTTTTTTTTGCCCATGTTCAATTTTTTTATTGAAAAAATATCACGCCCCGTTATATCATAAGTTGTGTTTTTCTGAAGGTAAGATTGTGTTATGCTTTTAAGACAATGGATCGATTTATCACCCATGAGCTGCCTTGATTTTTCCAAAAAGATTGGCATCCCTCAACCTTTGTTACACTACTACATGAGCGGCGACACACTGCCACGCATAGACAACATCCAAAAAATAGAGAAATTTACAGGCGGCGCCGTCAG